CATGCAGACTAAGCAAACCTTCTTTTTCGGCTTTCGTAAGACCGTTTTCAAAACCGTGCAGTTTAAACCTTTCAATCATAGATATACTAGTATCTATTTTACGGTCTTTCCGCACTTGTTTAACTTTTGCAATACCTGCTTTTGCTCCTACAGCACTACCTGCTACGGCAACAGAGGCAATTGCAGCTGTAGCGGCAACATTGTTGGCTGTTTTAAGCTGGGCCATTGTTCGATTCTGAGCCTTAGACATTCCATAGTTCTTTTTAACTGGGCCTTTAACAAGAGAGTTACCAATCTTCTTTTTAACCTTACTAACTTTGCTACCTATTTTTTTACGAGCAAGTGCAGAGGCTTTAACAGCTTTAGCTAGTGCGCCCTTTTGGGCTGCAGACATAGCCTTTTTGCCAACCTTTTTCCCTACTTGTTTGCCTACTCGTTTAGATGCCTTTTTGATTGCTTTCTTGGCCAGTCTTTTACCAATAAGTCTACCTATCATAAAGTCACCCCATTACTTTTTCTTTGAGTTGTTGTATGCGATACATGTACAACTCTCTGCGTGCAGGAGAAATAGCAGCCGTAACAGCTACATACAGTGCAGCTAACTTAGCTGCGTCTGCCATGGCGGAACTACTATTGCCCATAGGGATAGGGATGCCACCAATAACAGCTACACCACTTATTTCAGTCTTATACTGAGGAGCCTTAACAGCCGCTTTACGGGCTATAGGGGCCTTCTTTACCGCCGCCACCTTTGTTCTAGGAATTAACTTGGGTTTAGGGGCTTTCTTAAGTTTACGAAGAGGAGAAACAAAAGACTTCTTACGCGCTATAGCGGAAGCCTTTACAGCTTTCTTTAGTGCGCCCTTCTGTGCAGAAGTCATGGCTTTAGTAGCCACTCTTTTGCCTACTTGTTTTCCTACTCGTTTGGAGGCTTTTTTAACTGCTTTTTTAGCAAGTTTTTTGCCAATAAATTTACCTATCATTTACTAGCCCCTTCTTCTTTTTTGATCTAAAGTCATTACGGTTACAGCGCCAGCACCTACAACAGCAGCACTCGCATAGGCAGCAGCAGCTACTTTAAGCTGCCGACTGAGGTTACGTCTTACTTGTTCAGCATACGTTAAGTCTACGTATTCACGACGAAGAATTTTCCCTGTGTTTCCAGGAATTGCCCCTTTAGCCGCTTGTTTAAGTTTAGTCCCTACGGTTTGAGCGCGATACTTAGCCCTTGAGCTGTTTAAGCGATCAACGTAAGTTGCTTTTTGGCGAGCTGTTCCTGCTTTACCCATAAATTGTTTACGAGCGGCACGTTCTCCAAAGAAGCCTTTTACTTTCTTAACCTTCATGCCCTTAACCGCTTTAACTGCGCTAGCTTCTATAGAGTTACGCTTAACTCTCCTTGCAGCCAGTTTAGAAGCACCCTTCTTACGGGCAAGTGCAGAAGCCTTTACAGCTTTAGCTAAGGCTGCTTTTTGCGCGGAGGACATTGCTTTTTTACCCGCAGTACGTCCTACCTTTTTAGCAGCCTTTTTAGTAGCTTTTTTGGCAAGTTTTTTGCCAATAAATCTTCCTATCATTTCCTTCTCCCTAGAAGCCGAAGCCTCTTGTTGTTACTTTTGTTCCCGCCCTTACAGGCCATAAGTACTCTACAGCATACCGTATACCATCTGAGAAGTGTTCTACACCGTCCTTCTTACAGATAGTAGCAGTATTGGGATTGCCATCAACCCATATAGTCCTTTCCATAGACTGTATGACGTTAGTGCAACGAGGGTGTATAAAAATATCTATAGTACCCTTGGCGTTTTCTAACTTCTTGTTGACAGCAGCTACCGAGTCCACTATGGGGGGAGCCTTGTTATGTGATCGTAGTTGTATACCGTGGGATAGCAAGATACTAAAGTCGGTAACGCCCACAGCAGCGGAGGTCTTTCGAGCCTTCCCTGCAGGGTCAGGATAACCGATGATCTTGTGTCCTTTGTATTTAGCTACTAGTGATTGAGCCAACGTCTCTGTGTCTGGATGTCCTATACTTTCAGCAAGTATGTGCATCTGACCGCCCCTAACTGCGAAAACGGTTGTAGCCTGTATACCAACGTTAAAGTCGATAGCGCAGTGTACATCTTCATTCTCTTCAAAGTCAGGTAGACTGTTGTCTATGTGCTTCTTTCTGTTAAACATATAAAATACATTATTACCAGAGTCTTCAAAGGAAGCCTCATACTCTCTAGCAAACTTAATAGGGTCTAGTGTAGTCTTAACCCTTTCGATTTCCGTCTCATCTAGGTACGGCGAATCATGGTAGGTGTAGTGAAAACTCTTCCAGTCATCATCTACATCTTGTCTGTTGTATAACTCCCAAAAGTAATCATATCCTTTGGGTGTACTAATTATTAATGCCCTTCCTGGGTTAGCACCATAGCGCTCTGCATTTTGTTCACTCCAACGAGTAGTAATACATGGCTGGATAATACTTTCCCAAGACTCTTTAAAGTTCATCCCTGCACCTCTCCAAGAAGTGACCTCGTCTCCTATGACCATGTACTGACCACTACCACGCATCCGTTCTGAAGCCTCATAGGACCACAGCTTAAGGTTAACGTTTCTAGGGAACCAGAACTGACCAGCGGCTCTAGAGGATTTATCTGCGTAGCTTTCCATGCCTAGCTGATAGGCTAGTAGGGGGAAGTAAATGTCTACGGCTTGTTGGTAGGTAGGAGCGATAAGAGCTACATTCTTGTTAGGAACACTTTCATCAAGCTCCATTAATTCTTGTACAGCTATCATTGCAGCTGTAGCACCTAAGTAAGACTTGCCAAAGCCCCGTGAGGCACACGCTACGGCATACCTACAGTCATTGTCTATGAATAAAGACTCAATAACATCGGACTGGCCTTCATTTAATACTATCTCTTGCACTGTTAGATCCTTTGAACAAACTTAGCTATGTGACTTACAAATGGTAGCAGCATAACAGCCATTAACAGGTTTACCCCTGTGTGTACTACTGCAATTCTTAGTGTGTCATCTTTTGGCATACCATCAGAGACTAACAACCCTGCAAGCCAGATAGTGCCTGTAGTACCAATGTTAGCCCCTAGTACAGCTGCAATAGCAGCAGGTAAGGGTACAGCACCAGACGCTACTAAAGCAATAATAGCTGTAGTAGACAAACTAGAACTCTGCCATGCTAGTGTTAGTGCAATAGCACCAAAGAACATAAAAATAGGGTTAGCAGTAAACCACTGTAGGTGGTCCATATTTCCCATGGCTTTCATACCGCCAGAAAACATTTTAAGACCTATGTAGAAAACTACAAGACCTACAATTACTTGCATATAGTGGGGCATACTAAGCTCCGTTACTCGTTATAGTGTTATGTCCAAGATTCTCCCTGCAGGAGTATCTGGAGTTATTTTACCATGTCTGTCATAGTTACTATTATGGTTGTGAAACAATAATACGTCAAGTCTCTCTGCAGGATCTACTACTCTGAGGCTGCTCGCCGCTGTTTGAGGTATTTTGACATTCGGGTGATCATTCGGGTGTAGCTTAGGCATATAAGGGTTAGAATAAAACGTATCTCCATAAGAGTTAACATTAAGCATCCTTGTCTCTCCTAGTAAGAGTAATCGCTACAGGTTTCTTTTCTGTAATTTCTTGCTCTAACTTATCAGGAATCTTCTTATAGCCGTACATCATTAAGTTGTTAATAAGTGTACCTTGTGTAGCTACTAGCTGTGCGTAAGCACCACCACCTAGCGGGTGTTCCCCGTTGTGATGTTTAGTAAGCTGCTCTTCAATGTAGTTATATTTTTGAACCATCATTTCAATGGGATCAAACTTTAGCTCTTCAAGCTTCTTGACAGATGCCATAGAATTAATGCCTTTAGACCCTTTAGGACGACCAGCTCCCTCGCGTTTACCGCCATTTTTATTTTTGCGATTATCTATTCTCATTCGGACCTCCAAAGTCTCTGGGAATTCTGGTTTTTCATTCAGTGAAAAATAAAATTCTTTAGTTACAATCTCTTACAATTTACTTAAAACTTGTCTAATAATTATTTGTTTTTAATCATTAAAATTACGGTATTTTTCCGAAAGAGCGACCTTAAGAATCTCAAGTTGTTCCTTGAGAGAAGCAATCTCTTCTTTCTGTATTTGTAGTTGTCTTTCTAAAGACGCAATAGCGTCATCATCTGATTGTCTTGCAAGCATAAAAGTTTTAAACAAGCCTAAGAAACCAGCCGAAGCTATTACAACAAACATACCAAGAGAGGCAGGTAAGTATTGTAATATTTCATTCATTGTATTACTTTCGTTTTCCAAGTAAAGCGCCAAAGACAAACATCATAGAGAGTGTGTAGGGTGCTGAAACAGCAGAGAGCAAGTTAAGTCCACCGTATTCACACCAAGCAGTAAAGCTTAAGTGACACCAGAAAGAACTCGATAAAAGGTTAAAGAAAAGTCTATAAGTTAACTTAGTAGAGAATAGCTGTCCTAGTGCTATTAGGACTGTCAGCCATAGTATGCTTGTCGGGAAGACAATTACAGAAAACTCTACAAAGAAAAGCGTTAGTGCTACTAACAGGAGGCCAACTCCTGAAGCAACCTCTAAGCTTCTACCATAGTTAAGACTTGTGAAGGGAACCTTGAAAGGTTTTAGTTTAGTACAAAGAGTGTTAATCATAACTTTCTATTTTAAATTTCATT